CTCGTTTTGAATTCTTACTGACTTCGGTCAGGATCATATACTCAAAACGATGATAGCAATATATTTTGTTCCGGCTATGTTGGAGCCATTTTTGCTGGTCAGATACCAGCTAGCTTGTTGTGAGCGAAATCACAACATTTGGGAGTTACTACGATAAGTTTGCAGACAACCGTACAGACGAGTTTCGGTCAGCCGGCCAAACGTCGTTATGTGAACAGATTTGTATTATTATTATATTAATTCCCACCTGAATCTAGACGAGGTTCACCCGCCATGAGTTGGCCTTGTTAGATAGTTTTGTCAGACTCAGAATGACTACAGAATCTAGACGAGGTTCACCCGCCATGAGTTGGCTTTGTTAGATAGTTTTGTCAGACTTCGAAAGACACCAGGTTTGTAGGTGAGTTTTATGGATAAATAACTCACCCAACCCCCTATTGAGCTGAAATAGTGTTCGATGGCTTTAATGAAGAATCACTCCGAGTGATCACTTGTGGATAACGCCACGATATGTCGGTACCCCGACGAGGCAATTTGTTTTGCCTTTTACTTTACCACTCAACTTTTAATTAAGTTAGTGAGGGTTTCCATATTATATCCTATTTTTAAAAATATTAGGTTTGTTACCATATAACATCGAATTAGTACGCACTTGCGGTTTAGACTTTGATTCTGTCACATATCAAAGTAAGTGTATTAAGTTACCACCCCAAGTATCTAATTTTAAATAAGCGTAATTTTATCGGGAGATATGACGCCACCACCTAGTTACCAAAATTCCAATGTAATGTTGGAGACTGCGTTGCCGAAAGCAGAAATAAATGATTTATTTGCAAAAATAAATAATAGCGGAGTGCACCCATGTAAAGTGGGTGTGAAGAAGATGGTCACTTCGGTCAAAACCAAGAATGTCACTGTTGCGCAAGCAATACGAGATCACAAGCGGGAATTAAGGGGTAAGTATGAAAGTAAAACTTTTGTACCTATAGTACCTCTGAAAATCACCGCACCCGGGATGATAGACGTGTCAACCACCACTCCTTTAGACGAATGGAGAATTGCTGAGTTTAGACTCTGGAAGACTTCCGGAGGTAGTAGTTCGGATAGACGTAATGTTAAAGGGAAGAATCTTCGATTAGAGGCGGAGAGAGGCCCTTACCACAAGCCGGTGGAGAGGGATGTAGCTGTAGGAGACACATTCCAAGTTGAGGACGATTTTAGAGAAATCAAACCCTTGAATTTAAGGGAGATGGACGTGAGCAGATTAGCTAGGGAAGTGCTCACAGCGCCGAAACAGACTATGTTGCGTAAGAGTTTCAAACAGAAGAAGAGCTTCTTGAATAGGTACGCACACACAGATAGGATGTCAGAGGCAATCAGAGTGTGGGAAGATTCCAAATCTAGTAAGAGGTACTCAAAACTACAAGCTGCCATTAAAACAATGGACACTGGTTATTTGCGTATGTACACTAGGGATGAGGAATTGTACTTGGACAGGGCTGCCAAGGATGCCAAATACAAGGAGAATTTGGTGAAAGCCCTGAACAACAAGAAAAGCTCGGTTTATAAGAAGTTAAACGCGGGCTCCCGAGAGAGAATTAAGACGACGCTGGGGTTGAAGATCCCCAAACTAGTAAGGTCCCCAGTTCAGACCCAAGAACTGGATTCCGAAGGCGCATACCCTTCAGCCCCGGTGCCAGAAATTAATCTGGACCCACTTGCTGTGGTAGCCGCCATGCTAGACAAAGAATTAGCTTTAAAAGAATTGACTGGTAGAGCTATAGTTTCGGCTATGGCAACCATTATATCGGTCATAACTAATAAAGATGAGAACCCCGCTTCCAAATGGGCTAGTGTAGTCGCCTTTGTAACAGGTGACGTGTGTTTGTATATATGTAAAAAGATAGCTTCAATACACGGATCCGATTACATAAACACAACCTGGATATTGAATTTATTTAAGACCATATCTCCCTTCTATGATGATAGAAGGGAAGCCGAGTTGCATTTTCAAATGCAAGCTGATAAAGATTTTGATAAAATCCATGCCGATAGTGTGAAAGCAATGAACTTGTCTGAGGAAGAAGAGGAAGATCCTTGGGATGACAATCTAGAATATGAAGGTGAGAAAGCTAATCTATTGAACAGGATTAGGAGAGCTCCCTTGACCACCAAAACTCTTTTCATTATATCCAAAGTAGTGGGTCTATTATCATTTAGAGATCTCAATATGGTGGAGTTGTTCACCTCGTCATCAGCTAGTAAAATTTTAAGCTTGATGGGCGATCAAACAGACATAGTTATAACTATGGTCGAGTTAGTAGAATATTGGGACAAGAGAATTGAGTTGTTCAGAGTAAATTATGACTGGAAAGTTTTGTTTGAATTGTCTGCCATAGATGTAATGGTGGATGAGTTGGAAGCGATCAAAACCAGAGTGCACAATCTGAAAACGGATAAGATTCCTGAAGATTATAAGAAGTTAAACGTTGAGGGACAGAAAGCTTTAGCTAAGGCTTTACACCTCAAACACCCTACAGTCACTAGCTTGGCTATGGACGTGAGAGACGTCCTGTCAGAGATGTTGAGACGTTCAGGTGGGAAACGAGAAATGCCCCTTGGGATCATTTTGCAAGGTCCTTCTGGTATAGGGAAAACTGAGATAGTCTCAGTTTTGGAGGCAGTGATTAAGACCAAAAGGGCTATTCCGCAGGAAGCTTTGGTCAACCATTGTATGTCCAACACAAAGCACCAAAATTTGCCCCTTATAGTTAAGATGGTCACTCTTAACGACACTTTCCAGATTTTGGATGAGTATAACGCTACTCCAATCTTGCAACTATTGCAATCTTTGGCTGATACGGCTCCTTTTAGATTTGAAGCTGCGTCTATAATGGACAAAGAAATGGCTGGTGTGTCTCCGGAATTCGTGGTACTAACAACCAACACCCGTAGTTACACTCTTTCAACAGCTGCGGCAGGTGCGGATAAGCTTAATCGGCGTTATATGCTAACTGTTGTGTCCTATTGTTGGACTAAAGCAGCAGAATTGGGTATTACCAAAGCTGATGTCACAGCTTGCCCATATCAGCCCAAAATGACTAAATACACCACGTATAGGATGTGTTCCCCCCCAGGAGTCAAGGTAGAACTCATGCCGGGTGCTGATTCAGTTCAACTGCACGAGTGCTGGAGTGTGAATGAATTGGTGCTTTGGTATATGGATAAGCAAGAAGAACTAGTGAAAAACAATCAAATGACTGCTGAGAGGTGTGCTTGTGGTATGATGCTTGATGACCACAAATGTGTTACACCACCTGTTGAAGCTGTTGTTGATCACACCCCTAAAGTTTATAATATGCTGAGCGGACACACCCCTGGTGAGATGGAAAATGAGGGGAACAAACTGAGTATGTCTGTACATCACAGAGTCGATGAGGATCAGTTTATGGTAATGTACAACAGCATGTCTAAAGTGAAGAAGGAAGTTTCCAACGCGAAGAATAATTTAAAAATGGTAGCCATAGGAGCCGCAGGGCTTCTGACTATGATAGCCGTTTCTAAATTAGTTGTGGAGGCTGTAAAATACTTCACTCCTCACGAGAAAGAAGGGATGTTGGTGTCAAAGATTGACCCCAAATATGGACAGAGTGAGTATGTTCGCCCTGTTGGGAATCTAAATTTGACTTGGGCTTCCCGGCCTGGTCAAGTGGCAACTTTTGAGATATCCAATAAATACACGAGTATGTATTGTTTATTAGTTACCCACAAAATTATAGTCTTACCCAAACATTTCCTTGAAAAGTGTAAACATGGAGATAAATTTAACATTAAGTATGGTAGAAATAACATAGATTTTGCTTATGACGAAACGAGATGGTTTTCGATACCCAAACAAGACGTTTGTTTTGGTCATGTGGGCCACTTACCATCATTGTCACATCCTATTTATGATAAATTGCAACCCAATGGTTACATGACCCCAGCTCCTGATTGCCAAATGTCTTTGGCAGGAGTGGTGGTAGACAAACCTAACTTCAATAAAAGACATTACACCTACATTACACCTACTGTGAAAGGTGATTGTGGAAAACCCTTAGCTATGCCTGACGGAACTATAGTAGGGATCCACACAGCTAGGGTTGTAGACACAGAAACCAAAGTCGCTGAACCCATAACCCAAAACCATGTAAGATTGGCTATGGATCATTTTAGTAAACTTTTGCTGTCTGTAGATCAACTCTCAGATGAATTACCATACACTATCAAGAAAACCACTGAAGGTAAGAACTTTAAGGAAGGGATGCACAGAGATTCTGATGCATTCAAGTACGACCACTTAGTGAACCCGGTACAGGTGAGCGGTTTGTTGCCAATCGGGCACGTGAATTTAGCCCAAACTGATAACATGAGTTGTAGAAGGACGACAGTCTTTGATTACTTCTGCCCAGATGGTATAGACACACATGGTCAACCGTATGTTGGGAAAGCCAAAGAAGTGGATGGAAAATGGCAAAGTGCTGAAACACGTAGAATAGCTGGCATGAGCGTTGCTAATCATATTGATCAGTATTTGAAGGTTTGCGCCATAGAACAGATGTTGAGTGATGTACCTGAATCTGATTTGAAACCACTCGGTTGGACTGAAGCAATAACAGGTTCCCCGCAAAATATTTTCATATCCCCCCGAGATAATGGAAAATCGGTCGGCTACACGCTGGGAAAGAATGGTATTAATAAGGATAGAGCCTTCACCAAAGGTCCAGATGGCACTTGGGTGATCCATCCGATCGTGGAGAATGAGATGTACCGTTTAGAGAATGATCTAGCGGACGGAAATATACCTCTCAACGTCGTGGAAGCCAGATTTAAGGATGAGGCTTATCCTATCAAGAAAGTCAAAGCATGTAAGGCCAGATACTTTTATGTTAATGATCTGGCGGCCAACTTGGTAGGGAGAAAATATATTCTCCCACTATTGGCTCTTCTGATGGAATTCCCTCTAGAGACAGGCGTACTGGTTGCGATCAATGCTGGTAGTTTCCATTGGGACAAAATGGCTCAGCACCTGAACAAGTTTGGAGATTTGAAGAACAAGTATGACGCTGATATGGAAGGTTATGACCTTCACCATAAAGAGGTTTTGGAAGATTGGGCTTTGTTTTTGGAGTTGCTGGCTTTACGCTGTGGATACACAGAGAAGCAAGCCCTGATGGTTAGGAGAATAGCCCTGATGATGGCTCGCAACGTTTTAATAGTTCAAGGAAACATATTTGTATGTGACAAGGGATTAGTGAGTGGGAGATTTGATACCATTCAACTCAACTGTTTTGCAAGCAAATTGTTAGTGTACTGCTTGGTGGGTAGGAAGCTAGGTCTTCTAAACGTGCGGAAAGGTTTATCCTTAGCCCGTATCTGTGAATTGAAGGTCAAATGGCTTAGGGAAAATTGTTTGCGGCGAATTCTTGATAAACCACAGGTGAGTTTTAGTGATTTCGTAGTTGCAGTATTCACTGGTGATGACTCTCTGTTATCTTTTGACCCAAAACTCAAGGTGTCCGGGAAAGACCTG